CCATTCTTCATGGTTGATGATGGCTCTACATTCGGTGCTTACGGTTTTGTTGCTGATATTGCTTCAAATCCAACTATTGGTACCACTGCAATACCATTTGTATTGTTCACATCTCCCGGTCAAGATGCGGTTGCTGGTGCTGGTTTAAATAAGAACGCTAATGTTCTTTCAGTTGACATCGATGAGCTTGATGCTCTTGGTAGCGCTTCTCTTCATCAAACTCAAGACCATTTCATGGTTTCAGATAATGGAACTGAAAAGAAAGTTACTTTTAGCAATCTTGAGGATTCAATCTTCGGAAACGTTTCTGGTGATGCAACAATTGCTGCTGGTGGTGCTTTGACCATCGCTGCTGATGCGGTTGAGCAATCAATGATTGCTGATGACGCTGTTGGTGCAGACCAATTGGCTGCAAATGCCGTTGTGAATGCTTCTATAGCATCAAATGCTGCTATTGATATTGACAAATTGGATGGAGGCTCTTGTGCTTCTTCATTATCTGATTTGGCTCAAGGTGATTTGCTTTATGCTGGTGACGTTGATGATTCAAATAACATTAAATCAATTACTTTCTCAAACCTTGAAGATGCAATCTTCGGAAACGTTTCTGGTGAAGCTACCATTGCTGCTGGTGGAGCATTAACCATTGCGGATTCTGTTTCTGTCTCTAGTTGGGTACTTACATCACCAACTATCACCACAGGAATTGCTCCTACTAGTGATGACGGTGCTGCTTTGGGTTCGGCTAATAAAAACTGGTCTGATTTGTATCTTGCTGACGGTGCTAATATTTATATGGGTGACGATCAGGATGTTAAAATTACCCATAATGAAGATTCTGGTATCACCCTTTCAACTGCTGGGGATGGTGGTTCTGGTCCAAAAGCGGTATTAACATTGCATTACGATTCAGCTTCACCTGCTGATAATGATTTCGTTGGTGCTGTTAAATTCAAAGGTGATGATGATGGTGGCAATGTTACCTCTTATGCTGAAATCACTGGTGTTTCTAGAGATGTATCTGACGGAGCAGAAGCTGGTGGGTTGTCTTTTGACGTACTAGTGGGTGGTTCACCCGTTGGGCTTCTGGATATTTGCAAAACTGCCGCTAGCACTGTTACAATTTCTGATGGAGCGTATGACTTTGACGTTGCCTCTCATGACGGAACTAACGGTCTTAAGTTGGGTGGCACCTTGGTAGGTGCATCAGCGGCTGAAATTAATGCGGTTTGTGATGCTTCAGCTAGAACTGCTGCAACGGTTAACGTAGCTGCTGACCATTTTATCTTTTGTGATGGCGGTGCTACAGGCGCTTCTAAGGTTGAAAGCATTGTTGACTTAGTTGCTGGTATTCAGAATACTGGCTTGACTGCTGCCTCTGGACAGCTTTCAATAACACCGGGTCAAACTGCTATTAGTAGTATATACAATACTGGCTTAAAATTGGGTACTGCTTCTGATCAGGAGTATATTGACTTCAGTGGAACCAATGAGATTAAAGTTCTCGTTAATGATTCGATGGTTGCTGCTTATGAGCCTGCTGCTTATAAGATTCAAAATGGCGCTATGCACTATAAAGTACAAGGTATTGGATCTTCTGGTTCTCCATCTGCTAGTACTTCTATCTCAGCAACTGCTGGACAGATAGTTATAATTTATGCTAACGCTTCTCAAACTATGACTTTGCCTGCCAAAAGTGGCTTAGATGGTGCTGTGTTTACTATTAAGAATGCTGGTTCTAACTCATTCTCTTTGGATCCAAATGGATCTGAAAAGATTGAGGGTGCTGATCAACAAGTGACAGTCGAAGCTGGCGCTGCTGTCAACGTTGTTTGTGATTCAACTGGCTGGTGGATTTTCTAATCTAGATTTGAAATATCAAAACTTGTGGCTGGTGTCCTCTGGGCACCAGCCCTTTTTAATTTTGAAAAGCTATTTATCGTGAGGGATAATCATGGCATATAAATTTTCAAAAGGCAGTCGAGGACTTGGAGACATTGTATTTGAGGATGACGCAGATACAGGCATTGACTTCGAGTCAGACACAATTAAATTAGAGACAAACGGCGCTGAACGATTAGTTGCAACCAACTCTGGTGTGGGGATTGGCACTTCAAATCCTTCCTCAATGTTAGAGGTTAATGGGGACATCAAAGCAACAGGCGCCATTAATGCGAAGCAACGAAGTATAATGTGTCACAAGTATACATACACTAGTGGTTCAGACGCGATCTTTGTCCGTTTCAATGCAGCAGGATCAAATACTTCAGGTGGAGTGAACAATAGGTTCGTTGCGCCAGCAGATGGCAAACTGTTAAAGATATTAATCAGAACCGATGGTACACCCGGCAATACAGAAATAGCCTTCTGCAAGATTACGAACGGGACAAGCACCTTCGGAGTCGGGTCACCATCAGCGGACGTCACGATTAACATTTCCACAGCAGATACAACATATGTCGCAGATTTTTCTGGCCTATCATCTCCTCATGATACCACTTTCTCAGAAGGCAATGTCCTAGGTATTCGAATTAATCCAACAAGCAACCATGGGAATGTTGACGTAACAACGATTTGGGAATTCGACTGGAATAGTTAAAAATGCGCCGCCAGTACTGCTAGAAAAAGCAACTTTGCCTGCTATATCAGAACAACAAGGAAGAATCATAATTAAATTGACCAGTTAAAGTTTTAAAACTAATTATATAGAAATGGAGATCTAACAGTTATGCCAAACAACAGCAATTATGGGTGGGCTTATATCCACCCAGAATATGGACAGGGACAAGCAAGGGGTCCAGTATACTCGCTTCAGTTCCAAACTAACAACAATGGAGGCCCAGACAACAACGGAATTGGTCAAATTTCTGGCTCTTCGACGCTAGCCTATAACCCAACCACCCTTACACTCACAGCCGGCCATATTTTGCCTGCTGCTGACTGTGCTGATAACTCAACATATAACCTAGGCTCGCCAAGCAAAAGATGGGCAAATGTTTATACATGCGACCTTCACTTGAAAAACGAACGAGGAGACTGGACGATAGTAGAGGAAGAAGACTATTTATCTGTGATCAATAATAAGACAGGCAAGAAATATAAAATGATGCTAGAGGAGATTGTAGACTAATGCCAATATTTACCAGTTACGTGTCATCATCCGGAGATGCCCCATCCGCATATGGCAGTAGTTATGATGGCGCAGACCCAAAAGCAGGAGAGATGACAGGATCTCTATATATTGGACATGATAAGCATGGTTCTGCAACAGGTATCACTGGGTCTGTACAAATAGCTGGATTTAGTGCCGGCGGTGGTTTTGGGAATAAATACGATTTACATGTAGATGTCGTTGTGCCGTCAAATTATTATTCACTTATGATTGGCCCAATAGACGTAAAAAGCGGCTATACGCTCCATATAAGCGCTGACTCAACTGTCAAGATCAAAGACATTGACGATGTTTAAAAATAAAATATAGAGGATTAAAAACACATGAGTACTTTAAAAGTTAACAAAATTGAACCATCAAGCTTGTCTGCTATACAAATTGGCACTGACGCTAATACTGTCGTTACGGTTACAGGCGATTTGCATGTCGACGGCGATACTGTGTACAACAATGTCACGAATGTTACAGTGCAAGATCCAATAATGGATATCGGAGGCGGAGTTGATGGTGCCGCTCCGGGTTCTGATGATAGCAAAGATCGAGGAATTGTATTCCAGTATCATGACGGCTCAGCAGCAAAGAAGGGATTCTTTGGTTGGGACGACAGCGCAGGAAAATTCACTTTCATTGCAGATGCCACCGTTAGCTCTGAAGTTGTATCGGGCGATGCCGGAGATGTTGCCTTTGGTAGCCTATCTATCTCAGGCT